ACCAAGTGGATTTTGCAGTTCTGGAGAGGTACATATACCGGAACATACAGCGATAGTTTACCCTACGGAGACATCACGCAGGAAAACAGTGACCCCGAACTTGTTCTTGAATCACCGGAATTCAAGAATATGCAAGAACTTGTGGATTGGGCACGGAATGATTCTAATTTTGCTTTGGCGTTCGTACTTGATTCAACTACCAATGTAGTAGGAAATGGTGAGATTACCGAAAGGGACACTACAACGGCACTGGGTAGTAAGCCTTATATTTTGGCGGAAGGAGGTACAGAAAGTTTTGGCATGAACGACTTTAACGCTGTACTGGACCAGATTGTAGGTTTGGACTACAGTAATATCATTCTGGACCAGGTAGGAGAAAATGCCTATTCAGCTACGACAAAAGCATACATTACACACATGAACGGTGCAGCCAAATTCCAGCATTTCCTCTATGTGGCAGGATATGACAAGGGAGCCGATTTCTCAAAAGAAATTGAGTTGGCGAAGGAGTTCGACAGCTCGTTTGTGCAGCTTGTACATGGTGGGGCAGGCGTGGTGTCTGCGTTCGACGCCCAGAAGATACGGTGGTGGGGTGTAATGTATAACTTGTGCGCGATTGTGGGACGTATCAGCGGAAAACCGCCTTATGTACCGCCTACATTCAAGTCAATCGGAGTTGATAGACTGCAACACGCATTGACTGAATCGGAGAAGAAGAAGGCATTGAAATACGGTATTTTAACAACCGTATTGAACGACTACACCGGAAAGTTCAATATCTTGCAGGGTGTGAATACATTGCAGGACAACGCCAATCTGTTCAATGCAAAAGGGCAGTCCTATTCCATTCAATTTATGCGTATCGTCGCACAAATCAATAAGGAATTGATTGTAAATGCGACATTGGATTTGCTGGGACAGGAAAACGGTGTTAACGCCAATACATTGACAGCAGGAATGGTTAAAGACTGGACTGTGGCATACTTGCAGTCAAGAACTGCAACGGACGCACAAGACAATCTGATTTTGTCGTTCAAAGACGTAGTGACAACAAGAAAGGAAGACGCTTATTTCACCACTTACAAAATTGTGGTAAATAACGAAATCACCAAGTTGTTCTTTACAGGTTACTTAATTCGTGGATAAAACAAACCCTAAAAATTAGAAGATTATGGCAGTTTTTACAGCGCCTAAAGCGTATATTAAAATAGATAATCAAGTAGCCGGGTTTGTTCGTAATCTGCAATTTGCAGAAAACATCACCCGTGCGAATGTACAAGGGCTTGGTTCACTCCTTAACCAGGAGGTCCCGGCCGTACAGTATCAATGCACATGGACGGTAGACCAATTCTTTATTGACTTCAAGCAGCCAGTAATGGAAGGCATGATGCACCGTCTTGGTTCCGTCAAGTCTATTGTAGACACCTTGATTTTGGGCGAGCTTGGTTTTGCCATTGCTATTTACAGCAAGACAATTCAGAGCCAGGATTCGACTACAAAGATGGTGACAGCAGTAGACCCTACTGGACAGACTATGTGCATGTTGAATCCGTGTTTTGTAAATAATCAAAATTTCTCATTGCAAGAAGCTGGCATTGCCGGGTATTCTATATCGGGAATCTATCTTTACCCCGTATCAACTTTGGAACTTTAATTTTGATTATAAACAATTGATAATTAGGGAGTTACAATTTAGTAACTCCCTTTTATTTTGGTTATAAATAATTATAAATTGGATTAATTATAGAATAATAAAATGTTATGTAATTTGTAAAATATTTTTATTATAGTGAATTATTGGTATTGTGAAATGATATTAATAAATCCACAATTTAGACATAAGCACTTGCGTATCTCATAACATAATATCATCTTTGTGGTGTGATAAGGAAAGAAAGTCAAACAAATAAAAGATATGAAATCAAATGTAGAAAGAATGACGGAAGATTTGAAAAAGGTGTTGTTTTCAAATGTATATAGCTTTGAGATTGAAACGAAAGATATAGTTTTCGGATTTAATAAGGTATTGAAGAAAAGAACTAAATCAATGGCAAAGGCTATAGCTTTGGAACAAAACTGAGAAAAGATATTGGACGCTATTTGTCCAGTACGGTAGTGATTGCTTCTGTAAGAATGTATAAAAACGGAGAGTTGAAATGCGAATTAAAAGCTAACAATGGGAGAACCTATCAAGGTCGGACACCACAGCGAAAGAGGACATAGAAAGATGATTGACGATGCCTGGAACAATATGGGCAAAAGTGTTGAGTTCAGTGACAAGGCTGTCGAACATGAAAGAGTAGCCAGGTATTGGGACAAGAAAGCGGAGGTAATTAATCTATCCATGCCGGAAAGTATAGACTATTACGAGCACAAGTTAGAGAAAGCCAAAGAATATCACGAAGGCTTGAAGTCCGGCAAATATCCACGTGAACATTCCTATTCTTTGACTTATGCGAAGAAGGCGGTTAATGATATGCAAAAGAATTATGACACAGCAAAAAGATTATGGGGAGAACAAGAGGATTGAAACAGCCATTGAAAGGATAATAGAATATCTTTTCAATTACACTCCCAATTTTAAAAGAACCCGGTCAAAAATAGAACTCATGGAAAAGTTCTGGGAAAAGACCGGGATTTCCTCTAATAGGGCATTATGGGAATATATGGTGTTTCAAGGGTCTATGATAGAGAGCAGCCGATACAAGGAAATAATATTCAACCCCTATAATTTGATAGGCCCGAAGGCAATAGAGAAGTGGAACAAGAGGGGAAGATACCAGGTATTCAGAGCTAACAAGTATCAGCGAGAAAGAGGATGGATAAGCCCGTTTAAGGAAGAGGAAGAGGGTTTATCTGAAAGATACAG